CCGTCTATGTGAAACACTAATAACTGGGCGGCCCATCTAGATCTAAACCCACAACGATCACAAACTGTTTTCTTTTTATAACCCTTTAATTCCCATAGTGGAGTTTGGGTTTTTTCTTTTCTTTTTTTGCGAATACACATTGTACATCTACTACGATAATAAATTTTATCGTTTCTATGATAAGCTATAGCCCTAGGGCGTTGGTTACAAGCAGAACAAATGGGGCGCATACGGGTATTTAGTTGGGCGAACCTACTATATAGGCCGCAGTTATCGGAGTCTTTTTGATTAAAATACTAAATATTAGTAATTAATTAAAAGGATTTTGCAATGGCAAACACACTAGTATCCCCAGGCGTACAAGTCACAGTAGTTGACGAAAGTCAATACTTACCAGCCGCTACTAACTCGGTCCCGCTTATTGTTTTAGCTACCGCGTCAAACAAACTATCTGCTGACAGCACAGGAATTGCCCCAGGCACATTGAATGTCAATGCTGATCAATTGTTCCTAGCAACTAGCCAGAGAGCGTTACTTGCCCAGTACGGTAATCCATTCTTTTATACAACTACAAACGGAACTCCTATCAATGGATATGAGCTCAATGAATATGGTTTATTGGCAGCTTATTCAGCATTGGGTATTACTAATCAATGTTATGTACTCCGTGCTAATATTGATTTGGCTGCTCTTACAGCATCATTAACACGCCCAACAGGAAATCCTGCCAACGGTACTTACTGGTTAGACACTGATAATACTGATTGGGGAGTGTTCCAGTGGAGTCAAGTTACTGGCGCATTTACTAATGTATTACCATCAGTAATTACAAATTCTGAATATTTGAATACAGATTCGGCAGTACCATTACAAAGCTATGGAAGTATCGGCGAATATGCTGTGACAGCAACATACACAAGTAATCCACTTTATTTCAAAGCTGGCGGTGCTACTGTAGGGCAAACAACTGATTCAACATTGCTTGATAATTATAACACATGGGTACAAGTTGGCAGCGCAGACTGGCAAATAGCTTGGCCGTCGGTTGAAGGTACATTCACTCCCTCTACTATTGCTGCTAACACTTCTTTTACTATCAATAATCAATTAATTAGCATTACATCTAGTAATAATACAGTAACTGGTATTGTTGACGCTATTACAGCAACAGGTATTGATGGTGTCCATGCTGCTAATATTGGTGGCTCATTGTATTTGTATAATGATTCGACATCAGCAGGCGTTAATATTGCCATTGGAAACATTGTAGGAAACGGCACATCTGCTGTAGCTACTTTTAGTAGTGCACAAGGTAGTGCGCCATTTGCAGTTGGCAGTACAATTACTATCGACAATGCTGGTAATGCTGCTTTTAATGGCACACAGATTGTATCAAGTTGTTCTAACGCATCCGTAACTTTTGCTAGTACAGGAAATGTTACTGCCGCCGGCGGATATGTTGGTACACCATCAGGCACCGTGGTGCTTGCTAATGGTACCGGAACTCCATTGACAACGTTGGGCATTGCTCCTGGAACATACTATGCTCCAGCATATCAAAATAGTCCAAGTTTTACAGTACCACAGTGGAATACATTTAGTGCTGCTCCAGCAGCAACAGGTTCTATCTGGCAAAAATCTAATAGTGTAAATCTTGGAACAACATTGGTAATGAAACAATATAATTCCACTTTAGGCGCTTATGTTATCAAGTCTGTACCAGTTTATTCTAGTGATGCCGCAGCTATCTATGGTTTAGATCCAGCATACGGCGGCGAAACTATTCCAGCTGGTTCATTGTATGCCAAGAGTTATCCATACAATGATGGTACGGCTGGCTATATGATTTTTGAACGTTACATAACTGGCTCGACCGTTGTAACTGGAGCCGAGACTAGCCCATTATTCACATCTGGAGATGAATTTACTATCGGGGCAACACAACCTGGTACAGCAACTATTACATCTGTCACAGTAACTATCAACGGCACAACCGCAACATCATTTGTAGAAGCAGTGAGTAGTGCTAACATTCCGTATGTAAGTGCTAGCATAGCAAGTACTGGCGCTATTGTTTTAACACACAGCGCAGGCGGCGACATTTACTTAACTGATGTAGTAGGCACTCCTGTTACTACTGATGCTGGATTTGTTGGTCAGTATTATCAATCTGGATCATGGCTTGGCACTTTCTTAGTGCGTAATAACTATGTTGACGGTGTTGCAGACGGCGTTATTTTAAGTAATTGGGTAGGCGCTCCAACGTTTACTTACATAGCTAGTGGCACTACACCTGGCGAGAATCCAACAAGTGGAACATATTGGTATTATAGTGATCCTACTCAAGTGGATATTATGATTCAAAATAATGGAGTATGGCAAAGTTATCAAACTGTCACATCCGATGCTCGCGGATATAACTTAACATTATGTAATGCCACTGGTCCTATTATTAGTGCTACAGAGCCCACAACACAAACTGACACAGCAGCTAGTCCGTTAGTCTACGGTGATTTGTGGGTCAACACAAGTGATTTAGAAGATTATCCACTGCTGTATCGCTGGCAAGCTGTTGGCGGGGTTGATCAGTGGGTACAGATTGTAAACTCTGACCAAACACAATCTAGTGGTATTTTGTTTGCTGATGCTCGTTGGGCTCCAAACGGTACTACAGATCCTGTAGCTGATGCGTTACCAACAATCGAAAGTTTATTAACAAGCAATTATTTGGATCAAGATGCGCCAAACGCATTGTTATATCCAACAGGTATATTGTTGTGGAACACTCGTCGTTCAGGATTTAATGTTAAACAGTTTGAGTTGAATTATTTTAATAATCAAACTTTCCCAACATATGACTGGGATTCAACAACTACTTATACTATCGGTGAATATGTACAAGACAATGGTGCAGTATATGCTTGTATCTTAAACGGTGGGGTTGGAGTTGCTCCTACAGATCCTAGCGGAGATACTTATTGGTCTCCACAAGATGTAACTAATACATGGATAAGTGCTACTGGCAGTCGTCCGGATGGTAGTCCATATATGGGTCGTCAATCCCAGCGTCAGATTATTGTTGAAGCTTTAAGAGTAGCTATTGATACTAATACTCAGATCCGCGAAGAGCAAAACAGATATAATTTAATTGCTGTTACTGGTTATCCAGAATTGGCTCCTAACATGGAAGCACTAAACAATGAAATCAATAATGTAGCATTTGGTATTGTTGATACACCATTACGTTTAACTCCAGAAGATGTAGCTCTGTGGTCCAGTAACAACAACGGATTAGGATTACCAACAGCCGACGGTAATTTAGCAGCTGGCGATCCGTATGTTGCTACATTCTATCCAAGTTGCCGTACAACTGATCTTAGTGGGAATTTCTGTGTAACTTATCCAAGTCACATGATGATTCGCACAATTATCCGTAGTGACGAAGTAGCTTATCCTTGGTTAGCTCCAGCTGGTACACGCCGTGGACTAGTTGATAACGCACAACAATTAGGTTACTTAAATGGCATCACTGGCATATTTGAAACATTAAGTGTTGGGCAATCGTTGCGTGATGTATTATATTCGAACCAAATTAATCCAATTACTTATATCCCTGGTGTTGGTATTACTAACTTTGGTAACAAGACATTACAAGCAACAGCAACAGCATTGGATCGTATTAACGTAGCTCGTTTAGTGTGTTTCCTCCGTGCTAGACTTGAATCAATTGGCAAGCAATACTTGTTTGAACCAAACGATCAAATTACCCGCACAGAGATTAGCAATTCAGTAACAAGTTTAATGATTGACTTGGTAGCTAAACGCGGTATTTACGATTACTTGGTGGTGTGTGATAGTTCAAACAATACACCAACAACAATCGATCAGAACCAGTTATGGGTTGATATTGCTATTGAGCCAGTAAAAGCAGTGGAATTCATTTATATTCCATTACGGATTGAAAATACTGGAGCGATTGCGGCGCAAACTGCTGCTTAAATATAGTTGGGTAAGTTACCCAACTTTATTAACTAAATAAAGTATATCGGAGATTAACAAATGGCAACATCCTCATTAACTAACATGACCGTTCCTCTAGGAGCAGACGGACAAAGCGCATCAACACAGGGCTTATTAATGCCTAAATTGGCGTATCGCTTCCGTGTTTTCTTTTCAAACTTTGGTGTCAGCACACCTACAACAGAGTTGACAAAACAGGTTATGAAGTTTGATCGTCCACATGTACAATTTGAAGAAATCAAACTACCAATTTATAACAGTACTGTTAAACTTGCTGGTAAACACTCTTGGAACGATGTAACATGTGATTTGCGTGACGATGCACAGGGTAATGTAAGTAGATTAGTTGGCGAACAGTTACAGAAGCAATTAGATTTCATGGAACAAAGTTCTGCGGCTTCAGGAATTGACTACAAATTTACAATTCAATTACAAGTTCTCGATGGCGGCAACGGCAATAACGAACCTACTGTATTAGAAGAATGGCAAATTCTTGGGGCTTACTTAAAAGATGTTAATTACAATTCTATGGATTATAATACATCAGACGCAGTTAAAATTGGATTGACAATTACCTATGATAACGCTATTCAAGTTAACGGCGCAGGAACTCCAACAGGTGTAGGTCAAGCTATTGGTTTCGCAGCTGGTCAATCGTTAGGCCAAGCTACCGGCGTAGCCGCACCAGCTCCTAATTAATTAACATGAGCACCGGCTTCTTCGGCCAGGGCGGCGATCTACTCAAAGGGTTTGCTGATGGTTTTTTAACTATTCCAGGCCTTAAAGATTACGAACACGCTGCTAAAACTTTTGAGACAAATGGATATCAACTATCTCCTCGTCTTAAATTTTTATATCATGTTTTCTTTAATATCAACACTGGACAAATTCCACAACTACAAGCAGCATATGGATCCGGCACAGTGGAAACTATTGGCATGATGGTCAAAAGTATTGACCTTCCTAAATTTAAAATTGATACGGCAGTAATGAATCAGTAT